AGGACTAGTCGTACCAATTCCAACTCGTCCTGCTGAGTCGATTCTGGCTGCTTCAATATTTTGTGTTTTTAAAATTAAATCTTGACCGCCTTTTGTTGAAGATATTGATGTCTCACCATTAGCACAAGTAAATAATAAAGCTGAAGCACCTGTACCAGTTCTATCTATTCTAAAAGTAGCATCTGTACTTGCTTTTGAAATTTGTAAATTGGCGATTGGCGAAGTCGTTCCAATTCCAACTCTGCCAGAGCTATCAATTCTGGCTCTTTCTGTACCACTGCCAGAACCAGTACGAAACTGTAGACCACCAGAGCTAACACCGCCAACATGACCAACAGAAGTTCCATCACCCTGTGCAAAAGTAATAACACTAGCACTTGTGCCAGATGTGCCACGTCTTATCTTCATAGCTTCAAAAGAGGCTGTATTTAACTCTAAAGGTGTACTTGGCGAAGTCGTTCCAATTCCCAATCTTTCAGTTGAAGCATCCCAGAATAGAGCTTGGCTGGTTCCTGTATCATCGTAGAAGGAGATGTCTCCTCCGCTATCTATGCGAACACGCTGTTTGCCATTAGTGTAGATACGAGCTAGGTCTAAAGCATCATAGAAAGAGATGTGGTTAGTTTGTGCCGCATCACCACCAAAGTAGCCCACGTTTGCATCTGCTGTTACAAATGCTTTGCTACCAACAGCTAACCCATCCATCGTGGCTGTTCCTGTTACGTCTATGCCTGTTGAGGTTGTGGAAAGTTTAACTGCATTACCTGCTTTTATCTCTACAGTACTAGACTTAGTAGCGTGAGTTGTGCCATAAGCAAACAATCCAGCTGCAGCATTTGAATCAGCAACAACATACGTCACACCAGTTGTATTTAAGCTATTATATATACCGCCAGAATCAATCGTTACATTTGTAGCACCAGTATCTATTGATAATTTATCGGCATCAACTGTTCCAGTTACGTCTATGCCTGTGGCTGTGGTGGCTATCTTAGGTGAGTTGTCGTAGTAAAGAGTTACTCCTGCATTTTTTTGTGCAAAAAGGTATGTTTCTAAGCCTGTTTCTCGTTTTAAATATAAATTAGCTGCTAGAATTTCTAAATCGCCTGTTCCTGATTCTTTAATTACGCTATTGCCTGAAACACCATCATGGTAAATTTCTAAATCTGAACCTGCTCCAAAGATAGCTTTTTTGTTGTCTGCGAAATTAACTTGGTTTGGGTTTAAATTAACTTGTGTACCAGAGGAACTAAAAATAGCATCAAGCGTATCTAAGTCTGAATTAAGCGATATACCCCAAGTATCTTCGGCTGCACCTGGTTCTGGTTTAGTTAAGTTTAAATTAGTTGTAAATGTATCTGCCATTAAGCTGCCTCTTGTTTGTCTAATTCAGTCCAAACTGTAGATGGATTGGTTTGATCTGTCCAAGTGCTACTTGCAACAATTTGATCTGTCCATGTATCGTCTGGAACAATAATATCTTCCCATTTTAAACCACCGATTGCTACAAAGCCACTTGTTTCACTTATAGTTGATGCACCTTTATAAGTAACTACACCATTAGCATCTACATCTGAAGTTGCTGGTATGGTGGAACCACCAAATACGGTAATAAATCCTTGAGCATTAACATTTGATACTCCTGCAATCGTTGCATTAGCACCGTGCGTTTTTCTTCCTACTGCACTAGCACCTGATACAACACTAATCGTTGCTGATGCTTTATCAATTTGTGTACCAGTTGCGGTAAAACCTGAAACAGCCTGTATGACTGCTGTAGGTACATCTATTTGTGTTCCAACTGCGGTAGCTCCGCTAGTTGCTGATATAGTTGCTTCGGCTTGAAACGCAAGATCGTTATACTTTGATCTTGAATAGTAGCCTTGGTTATAGCCTATACTGGCCATGATGTTAAGCTAATGTTACGTCTAAATCACCAGTATTGAATCTGAAAACATCCCCCGTGCTTACAACTTTTGATGTAGTTAAGTTTGCGTATGCTAGTAAGTTGCCTGATGATGAAGCATCAAAGATACCAACTGCAACTACTGTTCCGTAGTCTGCTGTAGCTGTTGGATATTCTACAGCAGCTGAGTTAGATGCTGTTGTTGGGTTAGTACCAGATACAGTAAACGCACTTGACTGTCTTACATAACCACCGCCCGATACTTCAGTTCCACCGCCTGTATCAGTAGGCGCTACTGTGTATAAAGCAACATATAATGTTGATGGTGCTGAATAAGCATTACCACCAAATACATGGTCTAACACTTTATCTTCTAAATAATCGCTAAATCCTGCCATATTATCTCCTAATTATTACTCCAATAATTTATATTTTTACCAGCTTTGCCATAAGTTCTTCTTCTTTGTATTAGAGAACCTTTGCCAAATTCTGCTTTCTCTTGTTCTAATCGCATCTCTTCTAAAGCTTTTTCAAACTGTTGTGTGAATAAAGCAACTCTATCATCTTCCATGAGATAGATAGAAGCGTGTTTTAAAGCACCATATAAGTAAGCATCTGGATATCCTGTGGATATAAAGTTCGTTGTATTCGAATCACTCAAAGCATCAATAGTGCCATAGTATGTTAATTGTAGCGTATAACTTGTATCAGGGGTAGGTGCTAATTCTATTGTGTTATCTACTAAAGCGTAATAAACAGGCTGATTACCAATATTATTTATAGATTTTCTGTAAACATCTAATGATTCTATAGATTGTTGGAATAATGGTGTAAATTCATTACTGTCAATTTGTACGTTAATAGCTTCTAACCAATCTGTTGGTAGTGATATGTATTGAGCATCTGCTGTAGCAGTAGCTCTTTTAATCATATCTTTAACTCTTAATCTTCTATTAAACTCTGCTTCTGTTGCATCTATAAAAAAATCAAGTTGGCTTGTTAAGTCTGATCTGTTTAAGAAGTTTGCAATATTAGTTTTTAATTCATCGTATGTCATACTTTACCTTTCCATGTCCTAAAGGGTTTATTATCTGAATGGTTTAACCATTTCTTCCATTGTGCAGAATCCTTGGCCCAACCTTCTCTAACTGCTTGTTGATATATTACCATGGGTACTTCTGCTACATGACGAAAATCTTTACCTGGTTTATTTTCAGATAAATGTTTTACATAGTCTAGTGTTGGTTGTATGTCTTGTTGTGTTTGATATACAACCTTGTCATCTTCTGTAGCAAATACAGATTTCAAACCGCGTTTATGATCTATTAATGTAGTTTTTGCCATGTAGGAATTTTAGCACAAAAAAAAGGGAAGCCGAAACTTCCCTTAAAGCTTATTTAACTAAACTTATGATGTTGTTAAGTCTGCAACGACACCGTGAGCAGCTTCGTTAGATACTTCTAACCCGTACTCAACTACAATCATTTTAGTCTCAGCATCACCTATTGTAGCAATATCTACAGTTTGGAAATCTCTTAGGTAAGAGACTTTTGCAAACTCTGGATCTACTAACAATAAACTTCTTTCTCTACTTCTGTTTGATGGAATGATTTTTAATTCACCAAAGTCAGATGAGTAAATTGATACTGAAGCCTCGACTGTATTTGCATCAACAAACTGTCTAGCTTGTGTTCTTCCTGTAAAACCAGAAATCTTCTGCTTGTTTACAGGTCCACAGATTGCCATATTAGGCTCTGCGCCACTAGCAAACATAAGTTGTAAGACATCTTTTAATAAGTCTTCTGTTAATGCTCTTTGTGTTCCGTCTGTTGGAGCAGCACCGCTACCAGTAGAAGCACCACCTGTTCCTCTTGAATCGTTAGTTGTAATCCAAGATTCGAAACCACCAGTTACCCTAGCTGTTGTAGCATTACCAGTTGTCTTAGCACCTTTTTGACATAGAGCTTCTTCCATATCTCTTTTAAGTGCTTTAGCCATAATAGCAAGTTGATGAGCCATTTCTGATCTTTTACCAGCTGCATCTGAAGCCTCTTGTGAGCCTGTTACAGTTGCATCTCTGCTTGAAATCATAGCAACATTACTAGCTCTAGTTGTAGCTGTTGAACCGCTTCTTGAAAGTTCAAAACCTTCTAGTTGTCCAGCTGCACTTGGAGTTGGTAATACTTCTGTTTGCCAATCAAATACTACGTTTTTAATATTTCTTTTACCAATTGATGACATAAACGGTGTTTGCATTGGAGAGATGTTGTAAATAATGTTACTTAAATCTTCTCTGTCAGCAGTAGCTGTATATGTATCAAAGGCGTTTGTTACTTTAGCCATTTTTATATTCCTTTAAAATTAAATTAATTGTTCAAATACTTTAGCCGCATCTGAGGTTTTCCCAGTTTTGGCCAACCTTTGTTTTGCTCTTTTCACAGGTGTTGTCGTTTTTGGTCGGTTAGTCGTACCAGGTCTCGCAACTCTTGCTGGTGCTTTTTGTGTTGGTTTCTTCTTGACGGTTTCAGCGATTTTATCGTTTAACCAAGCCTTTCTTAAACCAAGTAAAGCTCTCCAATCATATACGGAGTTGACCTCTTCTTGGGAATATCCCAATACATCCATTGCGTGTTTAGCAATCTCAGCTTTTTCTTTGGCAGCAACCTCTGGGTTTTGCCATTCTGGAATTAACTCAAGTAGCTTTTGCTGTCCTTCTTCAACTTGTTGTTGAATTAGTTTTTGCTGTTGAATAAAAGATTCTTGTTGTAATCTTTCTTGTTCAGCTTGTACTGCTTTTAGCTTTTCTTTTTGTTCATCCCAAAGCTGTTTTTGCCTTACATAACCAACAGGATCATCTTCGTATAAAGCGTTCCAATCTGGTTCTTCACCTAAAGACGCATTTAACTGCGCTTCCATCTTCGGTAACAACTGCGAATAAATCGCATCTCTTTGCGCTAACTCTGCTTGCTGCTCTTCAATAATCTTACGCTGTTGAGAGAGTTCTTGAGTTTTACGCGTATAATCTTGCTGACGAGAATAGCCGTTGACGAGTTCCTCTTGCGTGACTTCTACCTCTTGGCCATCTACCTTTACAGTAAATGTTTGAAGTTGCGGAGCTTCCTCTTCAACATCGGTTTGTTCTTCATCCAGTTCTTCGTCCTCATCGTCATACCCTTCATCATCTTCTTCAAAATTTTCAGATGATTCAAGTTCTTCTTCAAGGACTTCTTCTTCAACTACTTCTTTTGTTTCTGTGACTGCCTCTTCAACCTTATCCTCTTCAGGGGTTAAGAAACTTTCAAACATAGAAGCAGCAACTTCTTTATCAGTTTGTAAAGCAGTCGGTTTTCCGTTATTGCTCATATAAATACTCCTTAATTGTATTTAGGGGTATTTTAGTTT